TTTTATTATAGATCAAAAATTATTTGATGACACATCAGTTATTGCAGATGATGTTTTAGAATATATTAAAACAATTAGACCTGAAGGTTTTAGACCAGGTTTTAGAAGCGGAAAATCTGTAAAAGGTATTTTAAATTTAATTAATAAAAGATTTGGTAAAGACACAATGAAAGTTGCAGATGAGATTGACAGACCAGAAGCAGCAAAACTAAGAGATGAGTTTGAACGTTTTAATAAAAGAAGTGAAATATACGGTGGACCGTATTCTGATAAATACAATTTAAAACGTCTAGAAGATGCAAACACGCAATATATTAACGTAGATGATTTACCTATAGAAAAATTAGATGCAGAAGCTCTTATGGTTAAGTATCCTGGTATTCCGGAAAGATTAGCTAAACTAATCGGTGAAGATACAAACTTACAAAGAAAAGCAGAAGCTATTGCAGCTATTGAACAAGCTATGGCTTTAAAAGGTGCAGGTAAATCTGCAGATGAAACTATAGCAATACTTAAATCTGAGTCAAAGACTAAAATGTCTAAAGGCGGCTTAGCAAGAATCTTGGAGATGTAATGGCATATAAATATGACATTGGAAATATTACTGAAAGTAGAGGTAGTTATTCTGTAAGATTTGGAAATTACCAAGACGATAATTTTGTATCTAAATTTTTTGGTAAGACTGAGTATGATAATCCTAAAAAAGCAGCAGAAACTTTTCACAAAAAAATAGTTGATAGTGGATGGTCTAGTTTAAGGGGCACAATGGGAGACTCTCCCTTAAGAGACGCAATACGAAAAGCATACAAAGAAATAGGAAAAGGTAAAAACACAACTACCGATGACATTTATCAAAAAATAAAAAATTTAAAGGTTGTTAAAGGAAAAGATAAATTAACTGTTTTTTCTGCTATAACTAAAAGACTAGCTAAAGATAAGTTGCCTTATAAAAAAGGAGCAACTATGGGAGATGCACGAGCTGCTACCTTTGATAAGTTAAGAGAAGAAAGATTAAAAACGGAAAAGGTAAAACAACCAACTTTAGTTACACAATCTAAAGGAACACAAGTAGCAGGGGTAATTTTTCCTGAGTCTGGCCCTAGATCGAAAGAAAATTTTATAAAAGCATTAAAAGAATTTGACTCAAGTCCTAAAGTACAAAAGGGATTAAAAAGAAAACTCGCTCAATTTAGAAATAAATTTTTTCCAGCAGGTATTTCTGTTAGCGGTTTAAACAAACTTTTAGCTGAGGTAAGAGAAAAAGAAAACATACCACCAAGACCTACAAAAGAACCTAATATTGATAAAGTTTTAAGAGAAACATCAAAAGAAAAATTTAGCGGTAAAGTTGTTGAAGACCTCTTATTAAGAGGAAAAAAAACAAGCACACCTGGCAAAGTATTGGATCTTGCGCATAAACTTTCTCTACAAACTTCTAAAAGATTTAATATACAACAGCCAACTCAATCATTAGCTCTACAACAACCTTTTATTAACCAAGTAATAGGCAGACAGTATGAACGTAAACTAGATAGACTTTATGACCTACAAGAAAACTTAATAAAAAATAAACCCGCTGATTACAAACGTAAAATTGAAAGATTAAATAAAATTATAACGTCTGTTGTTAATGACTCTGATGGCAGAGTTATTGGTGTTGTCATTGATGAGAAAACACTTAAGCCAAGAATGTACGGCAATGTAGAAATTTTTAAAGACACTCTTGACCAAGGATTTTTTGATAAGAATGTAAAAAACATGACTAAAGGTGAAGCAAAATTTGTTGTTAATAATTTATACAAAGACTCTTTGCCATATGCCAGAGGAGCTGGAGCTGATATTTCTAAATTAAAAAATATAAATATAGAAGAATTAAAAGCTTCTGCGGTGAAAGACCCTAAATATAAAACTTTAACAAAAAAAGCTATTAAAGAATTAGCAAAGTTTCCAGAAACAACAAAAGCTTATGGTGTAGTTGGTACGACCATGGACAAAGAATTTTATAAAAAAATTTCTGCGGTGGGTTGTTATGATTCTTTGTTAGCCAGAGGGGGAAGAGTTGGCTTTGCAACCGGCTCAAATTGTTTTGAAAAAGGTGTTAAGGCTATTGAATCAGGAAATATAAAAGACGGAGCGCAAACTAGAAATTTTACTAAATTAATGGATAGTGTAAAAACGGGTGGTGCAAGAGCAGCAACTTCTTTTTTAAAATTAATAGGCAAAGGAAAAACATTTGCAGTTACAGCAGGAGTTGGTGTAGGCGCAGGAGCTTTAGTTAAAAAATTTATGAACGATGATCCTTCAACGTATTTAACAAACGACAAACAAGCTAACGCTATGATCCTTGACACAATCGATCAAAAAGAAAGACAAGAGAGGATGGACGCTATTGGTGATGCACCAGAATTATTAGACGAAGCAAATATAGCTGCGAACATTGCAGTTACAGCAGCACCTATTCCTGGTTCTGCAGCAGTTTATGCAGCAAGACGAAAACCATTTAAAACAAGAAAAGCCATGGGTCCAGCAAGAGCAGCACTAGGACCAGTTGGAAAAGCTTTATCTGGATTTGCTACACCCGCAGGTATAGCTGCGTTAACACCTTTAAATGTTGCTAGTTCACTTTACGAAGGAGACTCAGCATACGAGATTGCAACAGATCCCGTAAATTATTTAGGTCCAGCGTTGGCAGGGAATTTATCAAAAGAAGCAACTCGTGGTATGGGTGCAACAAGTAAATTAGCAAGATCTTTAAGACTAGGTATGAGCCCAGGTGCTATAAAAATGGTATCAAGAAGATTTGGATTACCAGGTCTAGCATTATCGGCAGGTATATCTTTATACGAATTAGCTGATGATTATAAGTCAAGTAGGGGGATATTTGGAAAAAAAGAATAAAACACTTGTTGTAAATATGCAACACGTTAAGACTAATTTAATTCCGCCTAGAAGTGGACCTAATCCACAAGGCTTGAATGTTCCTACAAAACAAGTTAAAACAATCAAGAACTCGGAGAAAATAAATGGCAGACGACAATATAGATAAAGCTCTTCCCAACGTTGAGCAAACAATAAAAGTTCCGGGCGAAGAAGAAATTGCAGTAGCAGAGTCAGAAGTTACAGAAGATAGAGTACCTTCACCTGATGACGTAGAGGTTACAACTACCGAAGACGGCGGTGCTGAAATTAATTTTGAGCCAGGTTCAGTTAATCAAGCTGGCACAAATGCACACTTTGATAACTTAGCTGATTTATTACCTGAAGATGTTTTAGGTCCTTTAGCCTCGACACTTTACGAAAATTACATGCAGTACAAACAGTCAAGAAAAGACTGGGAAGACTCTTACGTTAAAGGATTAGATTTATTAGGATTTAAATACGAAAACCCAACACAACCGTTTCAAGGAGCTTCAGGTGCAACACACCCAGTTCTTGCAGAAGCGGTAACACAGTTTCAAGCACAAGCTTACAAAGAATTACTTCCCGCAACAGGACCTGTACACACACAGATCATGGGAAAACCTGACAGAGCTAAAGAAGAGCAATCTGTTAGAGTAAAAGATTTCATGAACTATCAGCTCATGGATAAGATGAAGGAGTATGAACCCGAGTTCGATCAAATGCTTTTTTATCTCCCTCTAAGTGGCTCTACTTTTAAAAAAGTTTATTATGATGAGCTTTTAGGTAGAGCCGTTTCAAAATTCGTACCGGCTGATGATTTAATTGTACCATACACAGCGTCATCATTAGAAGATGCAGAAGCAGTGTGTCATACATTAAAAATGTCAGAGAACGATTTAAGAAAACAACAAGTTTCAGGTTTTTACAGAGATATAGAAATTAAACCTGGTTATGATCAAGAAACAGAAGTAGAGAAAAAAGAAAGAGAACTAGAAGGCGTTACAAAAACAAGACAAGAAGATGTTTTTTCTATTGTTGAATGTCACACAGACTTAGATCTAGAAGGATTTGAAGATATGGGTGAAGACGGTGAGCCAACAGGGATTAAATTACCGTATATTGTAACATTAGAAATGGGATCAAGAGAGATTCTTTCAATAAGAAGAAATTACAAAGCAGAAGATCCATTAAGAAAAAAGATCGAATACTTTGTGCACTTTAAATTTTTACCAGGACTAGGTTTTTATGGTTTTGGTTTAATACATATGATTGGTGGTTTATCAAGAACTGCCACAACAGCTCTAAGACAATTATTAGATGCAGGTACTTTAAGCAACTTACCTGCAGGATTTAAACAGCGTGGTATCAGGGTAAGAGACGAAGCACAGTCTATACAGCCTGGCGAATTCAGAGATGTCGATGCACCTGGTGGAAACATCAGAGATGCGTTTATGCCTTTGCCATTTAAAGAACCATCACAGACTTTATTGTCGTTGATGGGTATAGTGGTACAAGCAGGACAACGATTTGCCGCCATAGCTGACATGCAAGTCGGTGACGGCAACCAGCAGGCAGCTGTTGGGACGACTATTGCCCTCTTAGAGCGTGGCTCCAGGGTCATGTCAGCCATACATAAAAGATTGTATGTGGCGATGAAACAAGAATTTCAGTTATTAGCTGGAATTTTTAAAACTTATCTACCTCCAGAGTATCCATATGATGTAGTTGGTGGTCAAAGAAACATAAAAGTTACAGATTTTGATGACAAAGTAGATATTTTACCTGTTGCTGATCCAAATATTTTTTCACAAGCGCAAAGAATTACTATGGCGCAGACAGAATTACAACTTGCACAGTCAAATCCACAAATTCACAACCTATATGAAGCGTATAGAGCTATGTATAACGCGATTGGAGTAAGAGATATTGATAAAATCTTGCCTCCGCCGCCGCAACCTACACCAATAGACCCTGCACAAGAAAATATTTTAGCTATGACAGGCAAACCTTTCCAAGCTTTCAAAGGTCAAGACCATTCAGCTCACATAACTTCACATTTAAACTTTATGTCAACGAATATTGCACGAAATAACCCTATGATTTTAGGTGCATTAGAAAAAAACATTTTTGAACACATAAGTTTAATGGCACAAGAACAAATTGAAGTAGAATTTAGAGAAGAAATTGCACAAACTACGCAAATACAACAAGTTATGCAACAAATGATGGCGCAAGGGCCACAAATGCAACAATCTCCACAATTTATGCAAATGCAACAGCAGTTATTAGGTATGCAGTTGTCTATGGAGTCTAGAAAAGCAAAATTAATTGCAGAAATGACACAAGAATTTATGAATGAAGAAAATAAGATTATGGGTCAACTAGGAAATGACCCGATTGCTAAATTAAAAGCAAGAGAGCTTGATCTCAAGGCTATGGATGACCGAAGAAAAGAAACTGAAGGTCAAGAAAAGATTAATTTAGACAGAATGAAGGCTATGATGAATCAAGGCCAACATGAAGATAAATTAGCTCAAAACGAAGAATTAGCCGAGTTAAGAGCTGATACTTCGCTAGAAAAGACCCAAATGGGTATTGACGCGAAGATAGAAAATGATAGGTTTAAACAAAGAGACGTAAGGATCTTGAAAGGACCTAAGAGATAGTATACAAAAGGAGTATTATGTCAAAAACTAAAAAGAGAATCAAAAAAGCATTAAAAATGGCAGTGCCTATTATTGGAGCCGCTATGGCGGGAAAAGCTTTAATGGGAAGAAGAAATAGAAACAGACAAATGAAAGATTATTTGTCTACTGAAGGTGGAGATAGATCAAGTATTCTAGGGCCACTACAAGATAATAGTTTTCTTCCTAGTGATGGTTTTGTAACTC